ATGTCAAGAAAAAACCGCAGTGTCAAAGCAAACAAAATCCTACCAAATGTACTAGGCACATACATTAGGGTATCAACTCCCAATCAAGAAAGTAAGGGATATTCTTTAGGTATTCAAAGGGAACTGGGCCAGCAAAAGGCTAAAGAATTAGGCTGGACTTATAAAGAGTATAATGATGGGAGCATATCAGGCGACATTGAGCCTATTAATAGACCAATGGTGAAGTCTTTATTAGAAGATATAGCTGATGATAAGATTGGTGGATTGTTCGTTATAAAACTGGATAGATTAAGTAGAGATGGTGACTATATAGATGGTCAGGTGATGATAACGATGTTAAAGAAAGCTGGGATAAAAGTGTTCGCTAATGATATGGAGAGGGAATTACAGAACCCAGCAGCAGAAATGGCGGTCAGAATTGAGAGTGTAATATCCAGTTATGAAAGATACCTGATTAGAGAGCGCACCAGTTCAGGTATTAGAAAGTCAATAAAATCGGGCAATTCGGCTAATGGTGGGGCTATTATGGCTTATGGGTTTGATAGAAAAGATAAGAAGATGGTGATAAATGCTAAAGAAGCTAAAGTAGTTAAACAGATATTTGAGTTGTATAAAAAGGGTTTTGGCACACAAAGAATAGCGGGTATATTAAATGACAAGGGAATACCGACTAAGCGAAATACTATTGCTGCGGGCAATATGCTGGTGAAAAAGACAATTACAAACAAATCAGGCGAGAAAGAAACAATTAAGATAGTTAAACATGGTAAAGATTTCGTTTGGCGTGATAGTGTTGTATATAGTATGTTGACTAATACACTATACAAAGGTGAGAAACAATGGAACGAGTTAATTATACCTGTACCACAAATTGTAGATGCTGATACATTTGATTTGGTACAATCACTACTTAAAGAAAGAACAAGATTTAAGAAGCCTATTAAAAATCAGTTTCTTTTGAAAGGCTTAATAAGATGTGGTGAATGTGGTAAATCATTCTACGGACATAAAAGGGCAGATTTGAGAGATAAAGCCTATAAATGTCTATCTAATAGATACAAAGCTGAATGGTGTGGTAACAGAGGGATAGGTATTGATTACATAGAGGATTTGGTATGGAGCGAGTTATTAAACTTTGAGAAGAAAGTAATAGATACTTATAAGTGGATGGAGACAGATAAAGCGGTGAAAGTATATGAGGCTACTATTAAAAAGAGTGATGCTATAATTAAAGATAATCTTGAAATGATGGATAGTCTTACTGAAAAGTATATAGCTAATAAGATAGGAGATAAAGACTATAATAAATTCAAAAGTAGATATGAAGCAGCGATAGAAAAAGCTAATGCTGCTAAATCAGATGTGGAGAACGATAACTTTCTTTTGGTGAATAAGAAGCAGATACTGGATGTAGTAAAAGAGTTTACAAAGGGAATGAAGCAAACAACAACGTTTGAAGGTATGCAAAGCTATGTCAGGGCATTTGTTGATAAGATTGTTATTCAGTCAGGTAGCCCAGCAGAAGGGGACTATTATCAAAATGTAGCTATATACTATAAGATGGACCAGTTTACACAGTTCTATTTAAAAGGTGAGGTAGATGTGATGTATAAAAGGAACTGGCACCGTTTAAGGTCAGAAAGCAAAGCACTCACTGTAATGATACATCAGGACGTTAAGAATAGGGCTGAAAGCTTTGGTGAGGCTCTACATGTAACAGGCTTTTAGCTTGCTAACTCTTTTTTCAAGCGTTCAGCAGTTAGTTTGTCAACAGCGTATTTATCAATAAGGAAATCAGAGGGCTCTTTGGCGCCCTCTTTTCTTTGCTTCTTAAACTCGTCTAGTAGTATTTGTGTATAGATTTGGTTTTCTATCAGCGTTATTTCTTCAATGGTCATAGGGCAAAGTAAAGAATTTCAGGCTCACTAACTTTTGGTTATTGTAAAAAAATATCAACATTTTTTTGGTCACGTTTTTTTGATAATGTATATTCGCATTAACACCGTATATAGTTTGTATATGTTTCAAAACGGTGTCGGGTAAAGTGGCTTGATTGTTTGCTTTCCCGCTATGAGATACAAATTCCATCAGGCTTTAACGCCTACCGACAAAGCTGCCTTAAAGGAGCTAAAATCACAACTATCTAACAGTCAAGTTGACCGCCAAGCGGTAGAAAGCCTAATAGGCTCTATGTCTGACCGACTACGTCCAGCTAACATAATTTGGCGTTCTGACGGTATGCTAAATACTGTTTACCTAACCGAAGAATTGAAACCAATTGCCAGGGCGGCAACATTAGCGAAGCTTAAAAAGCAAGTACCCGCAGCCAACAAGCGTATGATCAAATCAATCGGTAGTAAGCTGGCAAGGCTGGACACAAAGACTTTACAAGAAATGAATAAGCTATTAGCACCCCTAAATCGTTCGGTATAATCCTGAACATTCGGGGTAGTGACTTTAATTGGTTACTACCTCGCTAACCAAATTTGACTATAATGCATAACAATCAAACAACAACACATCAGATTATTATTACCGGGCCAGTATTAGACCGTTTTATAAAAATGGACAAGCTTCATAATGAAAATCCTGATTGGTCTATGGAGCAAATAAATGAAGAGGTACAGAACATGGCGAATGGTGTACACAGGCGCAAAACAACAAAGGAAAAACTGTTTATTCATCTATTGAAAAAACACAAACTAGACACCTATGAGTTACCGTTTGAGGAAGTAATGGACATCATCGGCATAGATATTCAGAAGTATAAGAAGTATGAACCGCTTAGGAAAGACTTTTATGAATATGCCGATAGGCAGTTTAATCAAATACTGAATGATATGAGAGCTGCTAAGAAGTAGTAAGGTATGCAGCGACTGACTGAAAAAGTCAGACCCTGCATTAGTCTAATAATTTACAGGGTCTTAAACACATTAGAAGGAAATGAGTTTAAGACCCTGTAAAACGCATTTTGGGACGTTTTGGGACACTTTTAGTGCTTGCTGATATATTTTGCTAGCAGTATTAAGTCAACAGTCAGGACAGCGACCAAAATCGCAAGGATGACTATAATAGCTATATCGTATTTGTCAAGACGTTTCATAGTAAAAAGCGGAAAGGACACTAATCAGTGTCCTTTCTCTTATTATGATGGGTTAGTAAATCACTTTATTTGACCCCAGTTAGTGCAAGCATCGTATTGAGCATCAGGGCGCACAATCTGACTAGTCTGATTATCGTACTTGCCCATATTATCACAAGCAACCGATGCTTTTGTATTGTTACGTGCCTTAACTGTTATGTTAGTCGTTTGCTTGTTCAGTGAACAAGTGCATTGATATTCTTTGTTGCAAGCAATCAGACATGTTGCAAGCGTTAATAGTGTTAGTGTTCTTTTCATAATTCATTATTTGTTTTGTCAGGGTGTAAAGTAGCCCTTTACCTTCATATTACCAAAAATGACCATAAGATTTTTAAGAGGTTTTTTCTAAGCGTAAATCTTCTATGGTATCAGGGTCTATCCCTAAATCTTTACAATGTGAGCGGTAAAACTCTCTATCATATTCCCATTTCTTTTGCAAGCCATTGATTACCTTTTCAAGTTCTAGTACTGGAGAACCAGTTACATCAGCTATATCTAAGTGACTTCCTATTATTCTATTGTGTAGAGTATCTACTATTTCTTGTGCTACTAAGATTAATGCATTGGCTTGTGGTCTTGTAGCGGTATAAGCTACTGTATCAAAATTTTCATCTAAGTGGGCATAGACACCATTTCTTTGTTCAAGCAAATTATCTATCGCCTTATTAAGTGCTTTGATTTTCAATTGCCAGCCTCTTAACTGGTCGGTAGTAAAGCCTAATTCAGGATGTTCACTTTCTAATTTCCACAGCAATGTTTTAAGATTAAATGTTTCAGTGTGGTTATATAGTTTGCAAAGCTCCATTACAACGGTACGCCAATGTATCTTAGCATCAAATGAAAAGTAACCATTTCGTTTTATAAATCTCCTATCCCTATCAGTTTCAGTCTTCATTAAGCTATCTACAATCTTCATACATTCTTGAGCTGTAAAGACTATTAGCTTTGTGCTCTCTAAGTGTTTTTTCAAATCTTCCATATGAATATTTTAGACTGCAAATTTACCACTATACTATGATAGTATTTGATTAATTCTTTCAGCTCTAACCTGTATCAACCTTTGGCGTTGTTCATTCTCATTTAGTGGATAACTCCAATAGTCTATACCTAATTCTTTCAGGTACTTTTTAAACAGGAAAAATAGCGGTGCCATCTTTCGCCACTTATTCATATCGGCATACTCACATAGTTGACTTCTATTTTGGCAACTCTTAATTAGTTCTATGTCGGCTATCATTTTCTTTTTCATTCTACACGTAATAATTCATTTCATCATCTAGCAGGGCTATTATATCATCAGTGCTATCAAATTGGTATGGGCGGTATTCAGCAATCATAAAATCACACTTAGAGCTGTCTATATAAAGTAGGTCGGGATAAAGTAAGAACTGGAAATGTTCATCATCATTTTGCCAGCTTAGTAAATAGTAGTTATCTATTATTTGGTTATCTTCTATTAGAGGTTCTAATGTTATACCCCATTTAGTAATCAGATATATTCTTATGTCATCAATGGTTTCTTTGTTAAACTGTTTCATAGTGTATATATTCCCGCATAAAAAGAAGTTTAAAAAGACTGGATTGTTTAAGGGTAGGTATAGAACCTTTATTCCCCAGCAAGTAAGAATTTCAGACATTAAAAACAGATTGCTCTGTTACTTGATTTGACATTCTTACCTACTAGAGCGTATAATCTTTACTGGCTTATTAATTATACTGTGCATCAAAAGCTATGTATCCCCTATTCCTGCGGGCAATGAGTAGTTTATTAAACTTGCTGGTCGGGCGTTGTTAGGTTTAGAACATTGCGCCCACTGGTTACTCATCCATCTATTTCCTTGGGCAAGTTATTAATCAATCCCAAGGCTCTAAGCTACGATACCGGTCATTTCATTCACATCATCTAAGTATGATGTAGGGGTGAACCCGATTAAGACCCTACATCTTATATATCGGGTTGCTAAATAGTTTTTAGAAAGACTGGATTGTTTATGTTGAAAAACCATTTCCTGTATTTATGCGGTTCTTCGTGAAGTAGGTAAGATTTTTTGATTGCTCGGAGATGCAGTGTTTACGTTTGGTTCAGCAGGATCTGCAAGACCTATGATATATACTATACACTATATATACATTCTTATACTCCCATAGACCTTTCAACCAATCTTAATAGCGACTTGCGTAGCCCCCAGCGTAGCAACAAAGCAGTAAGAGTATTGAACCGCATTACATCATATCCTTTACCGTTTTAGGCTTTACAATACGAGTGTAAACACTTCTGTAAAACCACGTACTCATTTTTCTTTTTACTACTATTCTGAATTGTGTTATCGCCAAAGCACTAGACTCATTAAACAATTTATGTGCGTTATTATATCTTTCACGGTTCAAATTTCCCACTTCCATTTGCATTGCCTCTAAAGCAATGGACATGGCGGAGACAGATTCAATTAGGTCTTGTTGCTCTTTTTTCTTGGGATTAAGTAATAGTTCTACGGCAGCTCTATGTTTTAAGTAGGTGTAAGTATCTTTTGGATTACTTGTAGCAGCCATAAATCCAGCCACTTCATTCCTTAATATGGTAATCCATTCATTCTTTCTAGTCCTTATTGATAAGTATGTGGTAATACTGGCTGCCAATACTGCGGCAAATACGGCTACACAAATTTGTAACAGGTCTTTATTAAGCATAGATGACTGATTTACCGATACAAGATAAAAAGATATTCACATTTTGTATGACAAAGCATCACCACATTCAACCGCCTACTAATTTTAGGTTATGAACCCGCATTTAATACCCGACATATTCCAAGCACACCTACACAATCATAACAAGGTGCTGCAATTCCCACATAAGATGGCAGTAAATGAATTTATTAAACTTAATAAGGACATTCTTAAAGAGATAACGGCTAAGGTGGGTAAGCAATACGGTATCAATCCGAAAGAGACTAAGTTTAAATACTATTTCAGAAAGGGCACCGAGAATTATTTGCGTGCTGAAAATATGTTGGTAGAAGAAAACAAGGCTAATGAACCAGTATATCAGTACGGGCTAAGTAGTGGAGTTAAGAAACATTAGATTATTTATTATCTTGGTGACTTAATTATCTAATATGGCTAAATTAAAAGAAGAAAAGAAACACACTGGCCCGCTACCATATGCTTATACAAAAACGGTTGATGTAAAAAACATACAAGATGATACAGTATTTGGTGTTATTTATGAAACTGGTAAAGGCAAGAATAGAAAAGTAATGAACTGGTCAATTACACCTAGTGAAACATTAGCACCATCTATTGTAGATTGGTATTTGAAAGTAATGGAAGTTGCAACTGATAGTGGTACACAAATAGAAATGCATTTTGATGATGTTAAACTGGAAAAGTTATTTACTCAAATATTAGCATTAGACAATGTTAAAAATTATAAAGGGAGTAAACGGAAGAAAGAAGGACATTGGGAACTCCAATAGATTATAAAAAGAGCCGATAATTATCGGCTCTTTTTATTTAAAAAACATTAGTAAATACTGGGTGCCTTCTTTTTGTTCTTAGCTTTCAATTCTTCCAGCTCCTTAATTTGTTTCTCTGTTTCATCACCAGTCATTATAATGACCTTATGAAATAGTAAAGCATCTACATCTAGCGGGTCTAAATGGATAATGTAATTGCCCGTACTATCATAAATATCATAAGTGCCATTATCAAAATAATATACCTTGTTTGTTTTGTCGGCAAGTGCTGCTAATATTTTCTTCTTTTGGCTAGCTGTCATTGTAAGTCAATTTGATTAAGAATTTTCTTCTGTTGGTTCTTCTATGTAAGAATGTATAGGGTTAAACTTTTCAAGTTCCTTTCTTGTCAGGTTAATATTAACCCACTTTGATTTAAATTCTTTGCCTTTAATATCAATCACTACTAACCTACATTCTCGGTATTCAGTTTTAGCCTTTATTGCTACCTGTGATATATTGGTAGCCTTTGGATTTACCTTTAGCACACTGTTTACGCCAGCAGTAAACTGGTAGTTTTCAGTCAGAAAATCATTTGGTTCTAATAGTATTGGAAATTTGCGACTTACAAAATCCATTTTTGTTTTAATAAAGTCTTTTCGGTCAGGTTCAACATCATCCATAATCAAATCAAACCACATAGTTCTAATCAGTGTTTTCTTAGTGCTATGATTGATAATGTTGAAAACGGCACTGGTGGTTTTGCGTTTATCATAGAATGTCGTTAACTCATAGTGTGTAACTATTTCCAGCTTGACCTTCTTATTGTCAAAGTAGGTGAAGATTTGCCAGCCAATACTAAAGCTAGACACTAACAAAGCTATTATAGAGACTATAACGGGTGCCGTCATTCTTTAGATGGTTTTCTTTCAGGAACAACTAATACCTTCTCACCTTTTTTAAAAATTCGCCTTGCTGCACCACTGTAAAACATTCGGCTAATAGTGTCACCAAGTTTACCCAAATTCTCAGGCTTAATCATTTCCTTATCATCAATATACTTCTGTACATAATTATTCAAGAACTCCTTTATCTCTGTAATTGTTTCTTTAAAAGCATCCACTTCTCTTCTTCGCTGGTCAGCTTCAACAGTCTTATCAAACTTGTCACGTAGCTTTTGTAAAATGGTAAATGTGAGTGCTATTACCTCATTAGCCAGTTGCCTTACACGGTCTTCTATTAATTCCTCATCTGTTATTTTCTCTTTCTTGTTATATACTGGGGCTTTATAGGTTTTTTCTAACCACTTTCCCAATCCATCTATACGGGCCACACATTCGGTATAGTTAGTGGCCCGCATATCGTGCATAAAAGTATTACGCACTTCCATAAATTTTTGAAATTTTGTCCTATCACCATCATTTAAAGCGCCAATGTCAATTAGCAACATCACTTTATAGTGAAATGAAATGCCATTTTTACCAAGTGATTTTGAGTTATCAGTATCATCAATATCTAGGAGCTTACCTAAAAATGATGTGATATAGTTTTCAACTAATAGGGCAACTTGTAGAACTAATATACGGTCATCTACATCAGGTAGACTTAATCTTTCCATAACCAAACTTTTTGTTTCACTGTCATAGCTATTTTATTGTTTTGCTTACACAATCAAGATGGTTAGCTACATCTTTTAAAGCATCACCTTTCATATACGCATTAATGGCTTTCATAGGGTCATTGCCTACTGACCTTTCTATAACCAATTCCACTATTCTCAAAGTATTTCCTATAACTGCGGAACATAGAGATTCAATTGCGGATCTTAGCTGTAATTCTTTAGGCAAGTTTTTGTCTTGTTCATAGGTTTTAAGTAGCCATTTTTCTAACCCGTCTATTTTGGCAACGCATTTTTCATAAGTATCAGCCCAAATGTCGTGCATAAAGACATTTCGTATTTCCATAAACTTAGTGAAGATTGTTTGCGCCTCCTTATCTAATGCGCCTATATCAATTAGCAGCATAATCTTTTGATTAAAAGAAAGGCTTGAGCTTTTATTAAGTGATTTTGCCGTCTTATAATCTTCCATCCCCAGCAGGTTAGCAATCAAATCACTTATTTGAGCTTCCATTAATAAAGCCATCCGAAGGATAGGTATTCTATTTTCAACATTGATGTCAGCTAATAGCTCTTTTCTAAATTCCATAACTGTAAGTTAAGAAAAGGCGCACAATTGCCCACCTTTTTTATTAATAGACAAAATGAATAAAAAGTCCACTCTTTTTAAAACAATAGTTAGTGCAAGAATATATACAGTATAAAAATTAAGAACAACACTATGACAATACAGGACATTGATAAATATTTAGCAACAATCAATTATGATGTAGTAGAACCTACTGACCTTGTATTATTGCTAGACAAGCAAAGTATGAGAGTAGTATTTAAAGCACTAAACTATTCTGACCAAGTAACAAACCACCCATTAGTGTACGACATTACACACTATTACAAAGGTGTTGCAGTCAGGTGTGCAACAAAAAATTAAGAACAACACTATGAAAACCTATAACACTATCAAAGACGAAATACTAAAAACCTCTCTCAAAATTACCAAAGCAATTGCCAAAGGCAACATTGGTAAAGCTGAAAAGCTGAACGAGAAACTAAACCAACTAATTATAAGAGCTGCCAATATTAAGCCGAGTGAGACAAGTAAAGATTACTATGGCGTAGTAGTTGATAGCAAAGTTAGTGGGTGCATATTAGGGCCGGGCTATGACCCAGTTTGTGGCAGCAAGAAAAATAAGTAAGATTAATGAGGACAATAATTATTGACACATTATACTGTATAGAAACCCAAGCTCCTATTAAGAGTGAAGGTTTCACTACTGGCTTTGATTTTGATTTTGATGGTTTGCTTATAGCTATAGATCGCCAAAGAAAAATTGATGCCATTCTATATGATATTCCTTATGAGGCAATAGATACTACATTATTTCTGTATCAATTGTACTGCGATGGATATTTTGATGAACATAACACAAGGAGAATGAGAGCAACCGCAAGAAAGAATTACAGCAAATGAATGATACAACCATAGACCCACTATTTACAATTAGATGCACACTGCAAAAAAATAGCCTGAAACCACCTAGCTATATCAAACTACGTACCTACGAACAACGTAGAATATGGGCAGAAATGCAACACGTCTATATAATCCTGGGCTGGTTAATGCGTGACCGCATCTTACCCCATTTAGAACTAAAGAAACTGGCTGATGCCGCCACTAAATGCTACTTAGAGATAGCTACAACCAATTGTAAGCTATCATTACTGGCTTGTATAGAACTAGATAAGGCTATTGCTAAGTATCAAAAGCAAGCCATGGATTTAGAACTATATAGAGTAGTAGCCAACTACCAAAAATTTACCACCCTGCTAAATTGAACCGACAAGAAATCCTAACCTACATCTATCAGAGTGATTATATCAATGCTACACTAAAAACCATACTAAAGAAATCAGTCGGTGAGCATAAATATTCCTTTTATTATGATGATGCTAAGTCACATTTCTTAGTCTGTGTTTCCTCAATTAAAGAAGCGACATTATTAAGAGTATTCAATGAAAAAGGCATAAAAGGTATAGAACACTATTGCGCTGGAATAATCAATAACCAATTTGCCAGTAGTACATCATCCTTTTATAAACAATTCCGCAACCCGAAAGTAGTAACCTGCCAATTATGGAACATTGATAATTACAGAGAACACCTAAAGGATTTTACCGTGGATGAATTGTCAGAACAACAAGATGAACTAATACACCAAACATTAAGAAAGCTGGCTGATACACCCGAAGAAGTATTATATGCCCAACATCAGAAGTGGAAAGATGATAACATAACCAAGATAAAGAACCTACTACTACACCTACCACCTGAATTAGGATTGCACTGTAAAATAATGTTTGAACTATACTACTTCAAAGATTTAACCTACCAAAAGATAGAAGAAATATCCGGTGTCAATTATCAGACAGTAAGGCTATATGTACAGAAAACATTAAAGCACCTAAAAAAAGAACTGAAAACTAATATATAAGAGATATGATAACCCTATTAAAAATACTATTAATTGCTTACAGCGTATCAAGAATAGAACCAATCAAATGGTTCTTTGATGCATTACACGTAAAGTATGATTTGCTAATTGTACCAGTAGCATCATTACTACTAACCTGTTTCAAATGTTTGAGCCTTTGGATAGGTGTAATATCGGGTCATCCATACGAAGGAATGATTGCAAGCATAATAGCAACCATCTATGAAAAATACTTTAGCCAATGGGAGAGGAAACTAATTTAAAACCTTACAGCGATTACATGGCTTTAATGCAGTTGATGAAATCAACCATAGCCGACCAAGATACTATTGATAAAGTTGAACACTACTTTAAGCAGTACATAGACCCCTATTTCAGAGGTCCGATTGTAACCAATTGCACTTGTAGTAATTCAATATCAACCGTGTTTGGAAAACTAAGAACGTGGTTTGAAGCCAACCAAAATACATTTAAACAGGATGAAGAATAGAATAAAGCTATTAGCATTAATAAAACAATTGGCTGCACCAAATAACAATTTAGTCGGCCCATTCTTCATTGGTGATTTAGTAGCTGATGCTATTGAAATAATAAATGGCGGGTCAGATTTTCAGTTGATATTTTGGATTAATGATTTTGAGTGGAATAGATTATCAGAGGAACTAAATGAAAAAGAAATAGATGAACTGATTAGACAGTTTGAACAATTAACAGGGAACTAAAAATATAAAACACACTATGGAAAAGAATATGAATCACATAAAGAATAACGCAATTCAAACTTATGAAATGATTTTGCTTGATACTGTTACATCAGAGAATATAAATAGCTGGTTAAGCGAAATAGGACGTAACATTAATGAATTGGAAGCTAATGAGACATACGCTATGTATGATAAGTTGCTGGATGAAAATTACCTAATAAAATTCAGTGCTGAAACAATTAAGAGAATGAAAGAGAGATTGATGACTGATGTTGTCAAAATATTGCAGCATTCAATTAGGGACTTGTTTGCAATATCCCAATCTAACCATATTGATATTTATGTGAATAAAGATAAGTACACGATAAAGTTGGTAGAAAAAGGAGAATAATTACGTTGATTGAATTACCTATTAACCTATCAAAATCTAATCGCTGGAAATGCAAGCCAGTGAAGACTATCAGCTTAATGTAATCAGAGAGTTACAATAGTCTGGCGGATTTCCGTAATGCCGATTGATTAAACTGGGGGTGGCGCACCAAAATAAACCACACCTACAAAAAATAACCATAACCAAATGCCTAAAACTTATGAGATAATAAGCCTACAAAATGATTTGATTGAAAAGATAACCAAAGATGCCTATTCGCCACAAGCTGTATTAGATTACCTAATGACTGATAAGGGCTATAAACAATCGTATGCCTATGAATTAAGGAAAGATGCCTATGATGCTATCCGTGAAATGCTGAAAGACAATTTGATTGACTTGTATTCCTTTCAGATGATAAGACTGGAACATAGACTAGTAAAAGCTGATAAGAAAGGAGACGAGCATTTAGCATTGAAGATATTGCAAGAAATGAATAAGATAGGTGGGTTGTATAAAGAGCGTGTTGAGCATACGGGCAATATCGTGATTAAAACCAAATGGGGCGGTGAAGAAGATGCAAAAGATGACTTTTTCAATATAGACTAGACCTATAAGCTTTTCCACATTCCGGGCATCAACTAGCCCAGCACAAAACATAGGACTTTCCACTAGTCATAAATCGCTGGAAACATCAGGAAAATCAGCGTTTACCTCCCTCGCGAGGGAGTAGGGGAGGGGCTAAATGTCAGGGCTAAAATCATTGTGTCAGTGTGTGGGGGGATACAGGGTAAGAGGTATAGATCCTAACAATTGCTAACTAATTGCCTATGTCACCAAATCGGTTGAATATGCACTACTGACAGATAGACAGGGCAAGGGTTTCAAGCAATCAATAGGTCTAAACTAGGTAGTGATAGGTCCGATTTATTTATCATAACGGATATTATAAGGCAAGGGTATTTAGATACCCATCAACTGATATTATCAGTATAAAAATTGACAGTATGACAGAGTGGAATTAGTGTTCATTAAGCCCCATCAGAAGCAAAAAGAAGTAATCAAATCATTAGACAATCCCAAGTATCAGAACGTTGTTATTTGCGCTGGTAGGCAGTCTGGAAAGAGTGCCATAGTTCTCAACTATTGTGTCAAGTATTGTAACGATGATGCAGGCAGAAAAGTATTATGGGTTAGTCCTAAATACAGTCAGTGTAAAGAGGTATATAATGAGATATTAGATAAGTTTTACCATCCCTTAATAGTCAAATCTCACAAGTGCGGTAAGGGTGAAATGGAAATAGTATTTAGCAATGGGTCTAAAATACTGTTTCGTTCGGCTGCATCAGGCGATAGTTTAAGAGGCCCTACGGTAAGAGGGATATTAGTCATTGATGAAATGAGAGATATTCCACGGGATGTAGTGGATAGCGTGCTATTGCCCATGTTGAATACTGCGGGCAAGGCTCTAAAGGTTATCATCACTTCTACCCCAGCCGGCAAATCTAATATACTATATGAATGGTGGTTAAGAGGTAACAGTGATGAATACCCTAACTACATTAGCCATAGGTGGACGTGTTATGATACACCGACTATATCTCCTACTCTATTAGAAGAAAGAAAGAGAGATACACCTGATGCCATCTTTCGCCAAGAATATTTAGCCGAGTTTGTAGATAGTTCATCTGTCTTTGACAATATAGATGATGCATTGGTATTAGAACCAATGAATGAGCCAGTACCAGGTACTTACTATATGGGTGTTGATATTGGGCTTATACGGGATGCCACAGTATGTTGTATCATAGATGAAAGTGGCAATTTGGTTAAGTATTATAGATGGGTGGATGACCTTGATACTAACTTTCTTATTGCTGAAATCAATCGGTTAAATGAGAAATGGAAGTTTAAGAAAGTGATGGTTGAGAGTAATAACCAAGGTGGGCCTGTGATTGATTTGCTACGCAATACGATGAGTAACGTGGTTGAGTTCAACACCAATTCCAACTCAAAGCTAACTATTATCAATAACCTGATTAGTCAATTCAAGACTGGTGCAATCAAGTGTGTCAATGATAACCTATTGAGAGATGAACTAGAGAGCTTTATATTTATTCAAAAGGATGGTGGTTATATGCAATTCCGTGCCGGTACGGGTCACGATGATATAGTAATGAGTTTGGCTATTGCCATTGAATGCTTTTTACAACACAAGTTCAATCCTCGCTATCTACGCATTTATGGTGATGACTTCAATTAAAAGTCCTCTCTAAAAGCCTCATAGTATTCCTTACCCCAGTCATTAGCCACTGCTTTGACATAGGACACTAAATATTCTTCCGCCTGTGATTTAGCATTTACAAGGATGTAATTGATATGCTGGCGGATTTCTTCTTCGGTTAATTCTTCTGTGTTTGGCATAAACAAATATAACCAAAACGACCTTTTGAAACTAAATATATACTGTATCGGAAGCCAAAAAAAATACTACAACCGATATATAACTCTATATGAAAATAATCAAAGTTAAAGGTCAAGACTTGTCTATTCCAGAAAGCTGGGAAGAAACATCTATCCTACAATGGATTGAACTAACTAAACTACTTGACAACAAGTATTTAAATGAAGAAGAACTGAACATTGATATGTTAAGTATTCTATGCACTTCAACCAATTACTTCAAAGCTGACAAAGATATTACAGAGGGTACGTTTATGGACGTATTTGAAACGGCAAAGGAAGAAATATCGCATTTAGTTTCACAAATTCCAATAGCCGTTTTTAATGAGTTAATGGAAACTACTTTAAATGTCTTTTTAGTAAAAGCAGAAGGACAGGATTTTGACCATTTCACTATTGACGGTAAAGACTATGCTTGGATTAACGGTTACGAGAAATGCACATTAAATGAGGTATCTACTATTAAACAAGCATTAACGATAGCTAATAAAGTTGACTCATCAGGCAAAGAGGGTATTACTAGGTTGTTACCAATCATATTGAGACCTGCCATAGAAAAGTTAGATGCTGAAACTGGTAAAACATGTTGGGAATTAGAAACCCTTGATACTACGAATTTGGAGTTTAGGAGATTATTGCTTTTACACAGGCTATCACCAGTTCAGGTTGTGAATAATGTCCGTTTTTTTTTCAATGGATTGACCAAATTGAAAAAGCCTACGCCCCGTTATTCAAAAAGAAAGACGAAAGTGAAATAAAGGATATAGATGAATTAGAAGATGAAGAAGCATTAAATGAAGAAGATGAATTTAACGAGAGGTGGCAATGGTTTGAAATCTATGAATTGCTATCCAAAGGTGACCCCTTAAAATGGGATGCACTCGGTGAATTAAATTATTTGTTCTGTTTAAATCTCTATTCCTACCGAAAGGAGAAAGCTGATTTGGAGAGCAAAAAAAGGGGTAAGAATCCTGAATAAAAAACTTATAAACTATCAATGAACGAAACTATCACGCTTAAAAAGCTGGCATTAATGATAAATGAAATCGCAGTCGGTCACGATATGGTGAACTACTGCGGTTTTGGTGATAAGCCTGATATGACGGGGGTAAAATTCCCTTATTTATGGATTCAGCCTTATAACTCAACTGCATTGTGGAGTGATGACACTTCGCAAATGTCGGATATATACTATGGTTTGAACCTTTATGTATATGATAAGATTGATAAAGGTGATGGTAACTTTTTTGATGTGATTTCTGATTGTGATTTTATCATTAATACGATACTAGCGCACATTACACTACACCCTAAGTATGAAGAATACGAAATTTCAATTGACCAAAATACATCGTCTGATATAGTTCTACACGAAACTGATGATGATGCTGCTGGTTGTGTATCAACCGTATATTTTAAAGTTCCTTTCCGCTATTCTAATTGCAATATTCCTATTACTCTATTAGGTGACTACACAACCGTATTAAATACAGACATTACTACACACCGATTAGTTGGAGCGCAAGGCCCGATTGGCCCACAAGGCTTCCAAGGTGATAGAGGATTAGATGGCACTGCTGCTAATGTCGGTGCTACTGGTGCCCAAGGTTATCAGGGAGCTGATGGCTCAATGGGTTATCAGGGTTTCCAAGGTAGTAACGGTACTGATGGTATGATAGGCTTCCAAGGATTTCAGGGACCGCAAGGAAACGATGGTGCAAATGGTTCACAGGGACCACAAGGCAGTCAAGGGTTTCAGGGTAACCAAGGAACACAAGGTAATACTGGATTGACTGGTGTTACTGGTTCACAGGGATTTCAGGGTGTGCAAGGTGTAGCGGGTCAAAATGGATTGAATGGAGCGACTGGATTTCAGGGTTTTCAAGGAACACAAGGAACTAGCGGCATTAACGGTGCAAATGGTATTACTGGTAGCCAAGGTTATCAGGGATTCCAAGGCAATTCAGGTGTAAACGGTTTGAACGGAGCCACAGGATTTCAGGGCTACCAAGGTAACCAAGGCTTTCAAGGTCCTGCAGGAATTAATGGTATTACAGGTTCTATTGGAGCGACTGGTTACCAAGGTTATCAGGGCGCACAAGGCAGCCAAGGTAATAGCGGAATTAATGGTATCACTGGCTCTATCGGGGCAACGGGTTATCAGGGCTTCCAAGGAACGCAGGGAATTGGAGGAGCAAACGGGCTAATTGGTGCTACGGGCTACCAAGGTTTCCAAGGAACACAAGGCAATGCAGGGGCAAACGGTTTGAACGGGATAACGGGTTCTATTGGTGCTACGGGCGTGCAAGGATTTCAAGGCACACAGGGTGTCCAAGGTAGTCAAGGTGCCGCAGGCGGTGGTGGCTTAACAATGCAAATTGCTTACATCTCTACTACCTTTTCAACTTCTACATCATCAGCAACTGATTTCGGTTTAACATTCTCAATTGGCGTAGCTGAAACGTGGTATTTTGAAGCTGACTTTATGGGCATCAGCTCTAATAACAGTGGTTGCAAATTTGCCGTTTCATATCCCGCTGGCGCTACTGCTACTGGTTGGTTTCTAAATACTGGCTCTACAATAAACACACCCGTATATCAATACTGGACTGCATCAAATGCTTTATGTTCAACTTTTGTTCATAATGCTAGTGCCGCATTGGCACCTGATAGAATATGGGGTACAATTAGAGGTGGTGGCTCTAGCGGCTTAGTGTCATTAAAGACGGCTGCATTTGGTTTAGGAAACGTAATAACTATTTACCCGTATGGGACATTAAAAGCAATCAAGTTAAACTAACCGATGTTCAATAAAGACTTTAAAACAGGTAATCTTAAAAAAGCTTTTCAGAAATACGGAGAAGAATTTATTAGACAGCTAATAAAAGAACTTTTGAGTAAGGATAAGAAAGCAACAGGGCAATTAATTAAGTCATTGAGTTTTGATATACAACAGGCAGTAGATGGTTATTTCCTGAACATTAGGGCTAATGACTACTTAAAATACGTTGACCAAGGGCGAAAGCCAGGCAAGATGCCACCAGTTGATAAGATAAAGCAGTGGGTAACTACTAAGCCATCAATAGCAAGGGCAATTACTAAACACAGTAAAGCCATGTCTAAACATGGTAAGTCCATTAAAGACTTGAATAACCAAGCGGCTTGGGCTATTGCAAAAGGAATAAAGAAGCACGGTATAAAACCGAGTTATGTAATACAAAACACATTATTAAGGATTGAGAAAATGAAGATGGATTTAGGGCGGGCGGTTGCGCTAGACCTGAATGAATTTATATATCAAACACTAAAAGAATTTCAAAGAAAATAATCAATGGCAGCACCAACAGTAAATTTAGTTAGACAACCAAACCCAATAGAACCTATTAATGATAGTAATAGAGGCGAATGTATTTTTGTCTTAAATGGCACTGGTAACATTCAGCAAAATGATAGTTTCCAGTATGTGATTGATTTGTATGAGATGATTTTACAATGGTCAGTTACATATTCAGTAGCTAACAATCTTGGAAGATATAAACTTCCTGCAGGCCCTGATGGCAGATGTGTTTTTGCCGCTAACCAAATACTACAATCTCAAACACTAAATGATTATGTAGTGACTTTAGGTGACCCAACAGCAACTTCTTTGCCAATTACTGCATATGCTATTACCTATGGCTACGAATATAATCCCTACATCACATTTACGTCTATTACCCCTACCACAATTGGCCCTGATACATTTGCAACCCTAATATTAGCTACGGCATCTGATTTAGCCGTAGGTGATTTAATCACAATATCTAAGGACATTCTATCTTATAACTCATTCTATAATGGCGTTCATACGGTTCAGCAAGTAACATCACCAACCGAGATAGTTACTGATGTTTTATTTAATACAGTACCTATTGTAGAGACTGGCAAGATTATAATGAAAACCCATTTAGTGGGACAATCCGATAGGTTTCATACTTATACTGGTACAAGACAATTCAATCAATATGATAAGAACTTTGGCACTCAATTTTTGGTGCAATCAGTTAATAGCATTTATAATTATACAGGCCCGAATTATGTTTATTCAGGTGATACTTGTTTCCTAACTAATTATCAGGACTACAAGCCAATTTACTTGTATCAGTTTGAGGATAGTAATTTCATAATGAAGTGGTCAGATTATCCAGTAACACAGGTATATATCTACACATTTAATGGCACTCCATCACCAACTACTTTAACCAATATCTACTTTGTCTCAATGGGTCAGTGGATAACTGATCCCGATGAAGTTATGTACAAAATGGGAACTGGTTCTCTAGAAGTGGAGCTATGGTATGGCATACCGCTTTCAACCAGTAATGTAACACACTATGCAATTAGTGTATCACACGTATCATTTAGTGGTGTAACACATAGAGCGGTTGTAAGACGACAAATCATTAATAGTGACTGTGGTACTGCTTATGTAAATCCTGCTGATACTTCGGCAAGACGTACGGCAAATCCAATACCTGATGACTGTATTAGATTGAAGTTTCTTAACCCCCACGGTGGATGGGATTACTGGAATTTCAGTGGTAAAAATACTAAAGAAACCGAGATAACAAAAAACCTATTCAAACAAGCTTATACGACTGTACCACGTTCATATGATCGTGGCGACACTGTATTATCAGTAAAGGCTAATCAGACAATTACAGTTACTACAAATTGGATTAAAGAAAGTGATTACGCTTACTTAGATGAGCTATTAAGGTCACCTGAGGTGTATATAGTCACTCAAAGCTATTTACAGGCTTATTTAGACGTGGAAATTGGTTTAAAGGATATTCCAGTGATAGTAACCACTCCAAAATGGCAGTGGAAAAGAACAAGGGACGGCAAACTATTTTTTGCTTCCGTGGATTTAAAATACAGCTATGATATAGCCATACAAAATAGTTAACACAATGACATTTAGAATACTAGTAGAGCTACAAAAGTTTGATAACAATATTTATTTACCATCGGATATAGTTTACCCTGATAAATTAAAAAGGGAACTGGATTTGTTTGATGATATACCGATAGACACAACCTACCAAATATCCGACATATCCGATATTACCTCGGTTAATAGTTCATACACAAAGACTATAACATTGCCAGCTACGCCTAAAAACAATAAAATCTTTTCATTCATTTTTCAGATTGAAATTGATAAGAATGTAGCCAGTGATTACTATTTCAATCCAAAGAGGAAAACCAAATGTTGGATGATTAATGAAAGTAACGTACAATTCAACGGTTACTTGCAACTCACTAAGGTTAATATTAACAAGGAAAGCCACATCACATCGTATGAAGCTGTTATTTATGGTGAAACTGATAACGTGTTTTCAACATTTGGTGATGGCTTAATTACAGATGTAACAAGCCCTGAATTTGTTTTTGCTACTCAAAGTAGCAACTATGATTTTAACGATTTAAATCACATCTACAATGCTCAAAGCATTACCGCTAGTTGGGATGATGTTGATAGCGGATTGAAGCCATATTATCCTATGATTGATTACGGCAATGGCTGGGATTATAACTTTGTCAATAATGGGACTGTCAGTAATGGTTTAGGGACAGAAGATTTATATCCTGCTATTCCTGTTAAAGTATTATGGGATAAGATATTTCAATCAACAGCCGATTTTACAAGTGATGGACTGATGTATCAATACGTTTCCCAATTCTTGGAAAGTGAATTGGTAAAGAGGTTATACATTCCAGCATCAGGCGGTAAAATGCAAAGAAGGGCATCAGGTGTAGGATTTGATGGGATTGATAAACGACCAACATTTAAAGTAGGCGGCACATTTTCAAGCTACACCAGTTATTACTTATCTACCCAGTTCTTTAATCAGTATGCGGTTATGGACACCTTATTTAATCAACCGAACAATACACAGTTCCAAGCTCCATACTATGACTATGGATATACTTATAGCATTAACGGTGACCCATATTTTAATTGGCCCGTTGATAACTGTTATAAGAACCTATACATGGAAACAGAGCCAAACACGGGTGCAACCACATCAACGTTTAAACAAAGGTTTCACTTTGACTTTAAAATAGGTACACAGCTAACCAGTAAGGACGCAATTCTACAACAAGACCAAGATAGCACTACCGACTTTCCAAGTCATCCGGGGCATCATACGGGCTATGCAGTTGCACCATCTACTTTAACTATTGATAAGTTTGGTATTAAGATTTGGGTGGTCTTTTATAGGCAGAATGACCCTAATACTGGTTTAGAGCATCCCGCCTGGGCTTCGGGTTTAGGTGAGCCAATTCCTAATGAGAATGGTGAAATTCGCCATATCATAAACAATGACCCGCTGTATTTAAGTGGCGATATGGATTGGATTGGCTTTATCAATGGATATGGCCCATACGGAGTAGACTTAACCAATGCAGAAAGAAATGTTGATGTAAATGAAGGTTCTTGGTGCGCTCCAAATCTATTTCATTCTTCACCAAGTCATATTCCAGCCCCATCATTAGCGGCTAATCCACTTGCTTATACATACGCACCTGAATTAGCTGGTGATTTCTATACTGGTAGATGTACTACTGCCTTTTTAGACGGCAGATATAGTAACAACCCTTTAATCTCATATGCACCGCTAATGAGTGGTGAAAAGGTAAGAGCAAGGGTATTTACAGCAACTTGTAATGATTGGTATAATAACATTTGTACCGAGGGCGTATTAGGTCAAGTATGGTTCCCGCCACAAAGGGCCTATGTAATTTATGATGACCCAGAAGACCATATATTTCCTGCTGGCACATGGAATGCCACACAAGCGAGTAATATTACTACTACTCAAACATTCGGCTATGGTAAAGGCACAAGCCTTTACAATGAAGTATCATTAGATGTAATCAAGGGAATGATTATTGACTATTCGCAAATACTGCCAAAGAACATTAAGAAGAAAGATTTTATTCTGACTATAATTAAGATGTTCAATTTGTATGTAGAGCCATTTAAGAATAATGAAAAGCAACTATTAATAGAGCCGAGAGATGTTTATTACACTTTAGGTCAAAAGAAAGATTGGACAAAGAAAGTTGATATGAGCCAAGATATTGAGATTGATATACTGGCTGAAAAACAGAACAAATCAAATGTGTTAGCTTGGAAAGATGATAAGGATTATTACAATACTCTTTATAAAAACTCAATTGGTGATGGTTATGGTAACTATACTTACTACATCAATAATGAGTTCTTGAAAGGTGAAAAGAAATTAGACCCTGTAATATTCTCGGCAACACCATTAGTAGAACTATATGGTTCTAATCGTGTTTCTGATTATTCAGAGTTTATTATTCCTGTCATTGCGAAAGAGTTTAATACTGCTAATCCTATTCCTACTGGTGCGGTTGAAGATAACATTAGAATACTGATTAGACCTAAGAGCGGGAAACAACCGTTAACGGCTAATACATGGAAGTTTGAGGGAGCTACTTACAACTATTACCCTTATCTAGGTCATATTGATGACCCATCACCATTATCTACACCTGCATTTGATTTAAATTTTGGACAACCGCTTCAATTATTCTACAATACCCCAGCCTATACAGCTAATAATTTAGTTGGTGTGTATCACGCAAGGACACTAGACGAGGTAGCGGACGTCAATTCGCGTCTTTTGGTTGTTAATATGTATTTAAGTCCTAAGGACATTTATAATTTCTCATTCAGTGACCTAATTTTCTTGCAAACTGGTGTCGGTGGCGGGCAATACTACAAGGTTAATAAGATTTCAGGCTATGAACCAAGTAAAAAGGTTACATGTAAGGTTGAATTACTTAAAACACTAGCAGTAGAAACAAGATTGCCAGCAATTGGAGTAGGAAATGTAAATAATACTGTGTTAGATGCATCATTAATCGCTGCACAAGCGCAATTAGCACCTTTATTTGTTGCCCCAGCACCTTTAAATGTGATTGCCACTTACTTTAATAACAATATTCAAGCTAATGCAGTAATTGCTAATGGTAATTACAACAATATTCAGTCCCCAGCATTAGTAAACGGCAATTTCAACCTAATTAATCAGACTATTCAAAATGCAATAGTATCAGGTGACTTTAATTTCCTTGGTAATAACATTTTGAACGCTTTAATACTCGGTAATAACAATGTCATTACCGCCAATATTGAAAATGCAGTTGCTATCGGTAATAACCTTACTGTAAGAAACAGTAATAGTATTACAACCAATTCAAAAATTATTCAGCAATCAGATTTGATTAGTGCCGGTAGAAATGAAGTCTTAAATGAGTTTCCTGATATATCAACAGTCAATTTTGTAAGTGGTGGTAGAAATAAAGTAAGAGGCTTAGGCAGTGTATCACCAGTAACTATTATTAGTGGCGGTAGAAATGAATAAAAAATTACCTGAAAATTGGATATATAAGTAGGGAGATAAAATAGATAACAATTAATGGCAGAAAATATTACACAATGTAGTAGATACTCACAGCATAGTATTTATAACGGTGCTTCAACCTTTACGATACCATCAACCGATATAATCAAAGATTTAGAGGTAACCGATTTAGTAGTAAACGAGTTTGGATTTAATGAGGGTGAAAAAGCCATTTATGCAAGAATAGGTGATAACGATATTAGGGAGGTACAAACAACCATTACAAGCAAAATTAGTGTTGGTACTGGTAGCGGTACTTACTCTATAATGTCATTTGATTTAGATGCTTTAGGCATCAATTCAATTTCATTTGCCATAAATGCGATTGCTTGCACAACCGATAACTACCATTTGAATAGTGTTCTTAACCCTTATGTAATATTGGCTTCTACCTATTCAAGCGGTATGGCTACACATTCATTTGCAGGTATCATTACACCAACTGGACAAGTGGATAGAAAATTTCCAGTATCAGGCAACAACTTATCAATGAATGTATCAGCAACTGGTTCTGTCTTTACAGTATCTATTGTAACCGATAATAAAGCTGGCAACTGGCAAATCAAAACAACTATGAACACTCTATTTAATGATGTGAATAGTTACAACTCATTTAATGCTGATACAGGCAAATTCACCTCAACCGATGGAACTATAACCTACGGAGGATAAAAATTAATCACTATGATTGGACAATTCGTTAGAAATAAAAATACAAACGGCAATTGACGCCAAAGATTCCGCTAAGACCGTAGGTGAATTAAAGAAAGCTATTAAAGACATTAATAGCTTAATGATTGAATTTGGGGATAAGAACCCCGAAGCTGTAAAGAGACTTACAATTGAGGCTGGTGCTGCCAAGGATAAGATTAAAGATATTGCCGAGGCAACCAAGTCAGTAACAGGTGAACCAGTTGAAAGATTAGCTGGGTCATTTGCATTAGTAAAGGATAATATTTCCACTTTGGATTTTGGCAAAGCTGCCAGCTCTGTAAAGCTATTTACACAATCATTCAAAGACCTTTCAGGAAAGAATGTAGGCAATGACCTAAAAGAACTTACTAAATCAATTAGTGAGTTAGGCAAAACTATACTTACATCTATTGGTGATAATCTGAAAAACAGACTGTCATCATTACAAAGTGGCTTTTCTTCTTTTGGTAGTTCTATCAAGCAAGCATTAGGCGGTGATTTTACAGGTGCCCTTAAAGCAGTTAAAACGAGTTTTACAGAGCTTGGTGATGCACTTAAAGTAAATCCAATATTCTTACTAGCAACTGTTATAGCATTAATAGTAGCCAAGTTTGATGAGTTAAAAACTGCGGGCGGTTTAATTGGCGCAACATTTCAGGCAATCGGTCAAGTAATAAAATTTGTTACTGATGCCGTTACTGCCTTTACCGATGCTATTGGACTAACCAATATTGAGGGCGAGAAGCAGACAAAGAAGTTTCTAGAGAATAAGAAAAAAGAGGCTGATGCAATTACCGCTAGATACGATGCCGAAATTGCTTTGGCTACTGCTACAGGTCAATCTACTGCAATATTAGAAACACAAAAGACACAGGCACTTACTAATAATGTCAATCAGCAAATTCAAAAGTTAGAAGAATTAAAAAGAGCTAATGGTGAATTAACTGATGATGAAAAGAAAAACCTTGATGAATTAAAAGTTTCCTATCAGAAACTAAAGGACGATGAACTGACTATTGAAGCTAAAGCCAATAAGGCAATATTAGACCAACAAAAAGACTGGGCAAAAAAGACAGAGCAAAACAATATTAATCTTATCAAGGATAAGAATAAAAGAGCTATTGCCCAAGCTGAATTTGATGCCAAAAACAGACAGGAAGAATTTACTAACCAAAGAATAGAAACGGCAAAAAATACGCAATCTAAATATGATGCTCAATTAAACGCTGCTAAGGTTGGTTCAAAGGAATATAACGACTTAATAAAGAAACAGGAAGCTGATGAAGCTGCATCTAAGGCAGCCAGTGATGCCTTTAAAATTTCCGATGAAAAGGCTACACAGGCTGAAATAGCTAAGATTAGAACCGAGGCTGCGAAAGAAGCATTTGAGAAAGCCAAGGCAAAAGCTAAAGAAGCTTATGATGCTCAATTGAGCCTGTTAAAGCAGAACTATCAGGATATAGCAACACTGGACACTACAATTAGTGCCGATAGGTTGAATAAACAAGCTGCTAATCTTGACCAACAGGAAGCACTTACTAAAGCTTATTATGATAAGGAAATTGCTAGAGCTGGCTACACTAAGCAACAGAGAGATAATTTAAGGTTACAGGAACAAAAAGACCTGACAGCTTTAAATACTGAAAGAGAGAAACAGGAAAAGGACTACACCGATTTTGTAATTGCTCAAACTAATAAGAGAAATCAGGCTATTGCTGATTTGAATGTATTACAGTCTAAGAGTGATAGAGAGTTATTAGATGCACAAATAAACCAAATTAAGGTTAAGACTGCAATTGATATACAGGACAAAACCAAGACCGAGGAAGAAAAGAAAGCTATTGAGGCTAAAGCGTTAAATGATATTCAGGCTTTAAGAGATGGTTTTAGAGACAAGACCAATGCAGCCGAATTACAGGCAGTGCAAAATAAAGCGGATATAGCTGCTATTGAATTAGCCAATGATGAAAAGATAGGTAACCTACGTGTTAGTGGGCGTGTTGCTTTACTTAACAAACTAAAGGATTTAGAAATACAGGCGTTAAAGACACAAGCCGACCAACAAATTCAGCTTATTACTGAACAAGAACAAAAGGAGCTTTCTTCTAAAGATTTGTCAGAAAGTGATAAGGCTGCCATTGTGGCTAAATATGCTGGGCAAAGAAAAGATGTAGAGGAAAGAACTAGTGATGAAATCAAGCAAAAGGAAATAGATAGTCAGAAAGCTGTATTAGATGCCAAGTTGGCAAGTGCTAACCAAGGCTTACAAATTGCTCAATCGGCTGCTGGTGCATTAGGTGCATTGAATGACCTGATAACACAAGGTGAAAATCAGAACCTAAAGAAAGGTGAAAAAGCATCGGTTGAAGTGCAAAAAAGGCAATTCAAAAGACAAAAGGCTTTAGGTATAGTAAACGCTGCCATTAATACGGCACAAGGTATAACTGCTGCCTTAGGTTCAGCACCACCACCATATAATATAATCCTGGCTGCAATAACTGGTGCTGCTGGTGCGCTCCAAATAGCTGCCATAGCATCTAAGAAATTCAACCCCGATAGCGGTGGTGGTGATAGTGGTTCATCAGCCCCAGCCATTCCGTCCGGTGGTAGCTCAACATCATTCAATGCACCATCATTAAATAATGTTGGGTTGAATAACAACCAAGCTAATACACCACAATCGGCTAATAGTAACCGTGTATATGTGGTTGAAAGTGATATTACATCAACACAAAACAAAGTGGCTAATATTCAAAATAGAGCTAAGATTGGATAAAAAATAACCTATAAAATGCCAAAGAAAATAAAGTATCAAAATGAATTACCTGTTTATGAAATCTACATTAAGGAAGAAGATTTAAACGAGGAAGATTTTACTGGTTTAAACTATATATCTATTGTCGGAGATCCCGCAATAGGAATTAAGGCGGTAGCATTTAAAAAACATAAGTGGAAAACCGAGGGAAATAACCTACCACCTGTACATCCAAACTGTCGGTGCAAACTAATTGATGATGGTTACTGGAAAATTGAACCGAACGCCTGTCAGTTGTGCTGGGACAAAAGGGCTAGACACAATGCTGGTAAAAGGAGATCGGAGAACCGAGAGAAAAAGGACAAATCAGCACACGATGCACCACGTTCATCAGGTTTTTCTATTGATAAGGATAAAATGATATTGGCTGGTCCATGTCTTATACCAGACCAACTTATATACAGAAAGGATAAAGACGGTGAGTATATGGTGAAGTTCAGTGCTGAAACCATAAGAATGATTTCCGATAAGTTTTTTAAAAATAATAATAACTGTGCTATCAATGTTGACCATACTAGCCGAATAGTAAACGGTTTCATTATAGGTCACTGGATTGTTGAAGATACTTATCACGATAAGTCTAAATACTATGGGTTTAATCTTCCAGTCGGCTCCATGTTCACTGAGGTGAAGATTTTAGACAAGGAATTTTGGAAGAATGAAGTAAGGGAAATGGGTAAAGATGGCTTTTCAGTACAAGGCAGATTAGGACATAGATTAGTTGAGATGGCCCGCCAAATGGAATTGCAATGTGAATGTCCTAAACACTATTTAACCGATTATAAAAAAGAGATACAAAAGCTGTCAGATTTAGACTTATTAAATCTTGCCCTTAGTATTTGTACGGAAAAGGAAATAGAAGCTCCCAAAACGTCTGAAATGTTGTTTAACGAGTGTTTTAGTCTGTGTATCGGTGAGGTAGATGATGAAGAATATTATGAAGATGATGAAGAATTTGACTAGCAAATTAAAAAAGTCAAAATAACCCATATATAAGTGGGTATAGAAAAATAATTCAATTAGATGAATGAAGAAAGAATAATAATTGAAAAGCTTAAAAACATATTTTCTAATTCAAAGGAAATACAATTGGCGGCTGACAATGGCACATCATTAAAACTAAAAGACGGAACCGAAATAATCGTTTCAGGTTCTGAAATCGCTAATGATGCACAAGTTTATACAGTTGATGCAGACGGCAACCAAACACCTTTAGCTGATGGGACCTATACACTGGAAAATGATAAAACATTTACAGTAGTTGGTGGTAAGGTAACAGATTTAAAAGATGCTGCTACTGATGCCCCAGCCGAAGCTGACAATACAGCTATGGAAGCTCCAGCCGAAGAAGCATCTGAAACGCCAGCCGATGACGCTAAGGAAGAAGATGATGTTGATGCAAGATTAACAGCATTGGAAGAGCAAGTAAGCCAAATAACTGATGCAGTTAATAAGCTAATTGATATGGCTAACAATGCGACCGATGTGGCAATGTCAACACAAACAAAACTAGCGGAGTTTATGGCTCAACCAGTAGAAACACCAGTTATAAGACAAGAAATAAAACAAACTGCCGAACAAGCGAGAATTGAAAGATTTAAAGCATTGGCAAATTCCTATAAATAAGGAACAAAAAATATACCCTATGAAATGGCAAATTTTAAATACAAAAACCAAGAATTTAGCGTAACCTATACCTCTATCAACACCTATGTTGACCAAAATGCAAGTGGTTTTATTCCATCTGTTATAGGTAAAATAAAAACACTGGATTATGTAACACCAGTATTGGATGTTAAAACATCCAAAGTAATGCCCGTATCAAAACATACATTTGACTTCGTTGATGGCGATGCTTGTTCAACAATTGCAAATAGCGCAACATCATCACTTGTAGGAGTTACGTTAACTTCAAAGAGATTGAAAACAGAAGAAACATTCTGTTTACAAGATATTGAAAAATACTTTCCAGAATGGTGCAAGAGAGGTTCAGATTTACAAGACCTACCATTAGAAGGTGCTTTTATCGCTGAAAAAGAAAAAGCGGTGGCGAAATCAATTGACAAAATATTTTGGTTAGGCAATCCATTAATTACTGGTATGATTGCAACAGCGACAGCATCAGGTTGCATTGGATTAACAGCACAAGGATTTGGTGTATCAACAGGATGGACAGATGGCATATTGAAGACAATAGATAATATGTGTGCATCATTAGATGCTGATGTAAGGTCAGAAGAAGATGAAGTAATATTTGTTGGGACAGAAATATTTGACAACTATGTGCTTTCTATAAGAAACGTAAACAACTATCATTTAGACCCAGCAGATGTAAAAAATTATGAAACTAGAGTAGCGGGTAAACCGAATGTTAAGTTAGTTGGTACATCAGGATTAAATGGTTCAAATCTTGCATTTATGCATAAAATGGAATGGACATTTTTTGGAACTGATATAATGCCCGATGAAGAATCAATAATGGCTTGGTTTGACAAATCGCTTGACAAATACTGTCTGAGATACAGGGCAAAAATTGCGGTTGCTTTAGCTAACCCTACATATGCGGCAGTTGCAACTAGTAGAAATACACTATAAAAAAACAAAATCATTAGGAATGTGGTGAGTGTCTATAAGACGCCGCCACAATTCCAACTGAATAAAAAAATACTAATAATAAAATGGCGTGTTCAAATATGAGTCCCACAAACCTTGGATGTAAAGATAACCGTGGTGGTTTATCTAAGGTATGGATAGGCGACTATACCAATAACCTTACTTATACAATAACTGCTGGTTTAATTGGCACATTCAGTGCTGGTACATCTAGTTTCTATTTAGTAGAGCAACCAAAAAATGTTTCAGAATTACAAGAGAAACCAACTTCAAGCCCTGAAAACTGGGGTTACTTTGTTGACCAAACATTGGTTCTTACATTCCCTAAATTAAATGCAGTTAATAATAACAAAATTCAAACCTTGATGCAAGGTCGCTTTAGAGCAATAGTTCTTGACAAAAACGGAACATATCACTTTATGGGCGCTCAAGATGGAATTGACGCTACAACTGGTGAGGGTGGAACTGGTAAAGTGGGTGCCGATTTAAATGGTTTAACAGTAACATTTACGGCACAAGAACCATACTTAGCATACGAGTTAAGTCAGACTGCGGCAGCTCAATTAATTGTCCCTTAATCTTAGGTACAACCGCATTAAAACACACCTATTGCTAGGTGTGTTTTGTCATTAATAAACTTTTGAAAATAGATATATAAGGTATATGGCAAGAAATATTACATACAGAATATCCGATTTAACGCCTAAAGAAGATGCTTTAGATACGGAGATAGTATTACCAAACGGACAGATACAAGCCCTTAGATACGTAGAAACAGGGCTATACAAACATCTATACATATCAGGCTACTCAAACCTTTTTGATATTGAAACGGAAGATATAACACCTGATACAGATGATATACAAACTGCTTTAGCAACTTCATTAGGCTTTACACAAAGCGATAGAGGTAGCATAGGTGGTAGCGATGAATAAAAATTAAACAATCAATGTTATACCTGAATGTAGCTAGTGCCAGTAAAGTAACAGTGACACTATATGAGGCAGCACAAAATGTAGATAATCCATTTTTTACATGGAAACTCTTTAATGCAGAAAATGAAGTAGTATTTACGGCTGATGATATTTCACCAGTTCCTTACTACTACAATTCATTTACTATTTCAGTTGCAACCTATTCAGGATTAACAGCGGGAATAATTAATGTAGAAACTGGACAATATACCTATGAAGTGTATGAGATGGAAAATCAGTATGATTTGAATTTGTCCAATGCAATTGGAATGGTTGAAACTGGTATTTTAAATATCGTGGGCACTCATTCAGAAACTAAAGCCTATGTCAAAGCTGACAATAAAATTAAGGCTTATAAAAAACGATAGACTATGAATGTTAGATAATAACAACCTACACAATGTTGATGGGCAATTTTACAAAGTAATCAATCTAAACGCCACACCTTTAGACTACAAAGAAAGTACACATCTTGGCGTGGTTAAATTTGGTAAAGACAATAATTACCCGCAATACCTATTAGACCTTTTAAATAAAAGTACCAGCCACTCGGCAATAGTAAAGAATAAAGCTGCTATGATTGGTGGCGGTGGATGGGACACTTCATCATTAACTGACCCAGCTAAAATATTCTTGCAAAATAAGGGGGGTGGTAAAGGTAAATCGGCTGATGAAATTGTAAAGATGAATGCCGAGGATTTGGAAACCTATAATGCCTTTGCATTAAAAGTAATTCCTAGCCGGGATAGAACTACAATTGGTGGCATTGAATACGTTGACCCGTATAAATTGCGCATTGAAGAAACTAACCCTGATTTTCCTGATGTAGAAAACTACTTTATTGGTGATGACTGGTCAAAATACAGAGTAAATAAAATATGGTATCAAGGTTTTAATCCTGATACATTCCTAAAATCAGGGGCGCAAATACTTTATGTAAGAGGTAGCAAACCACAGGGCTTAAATAAATATACCTTACCTGATTACTATTCGGCAATCAATTCTATTCTAGCAGAATATGAAATATCAGCCTACCATCTAAATAATATTCAAAACAGCTTTTCACCTAACATAGTAATCAATCATAGAACTGGTCAACCAACACCTGAACAATTTGAGATGTATATAAGGCAAATGAATAGAGATTATACAGGTGCTACGGGAAACAAGATACTGCATATGTTTAGCGATAAAGATAATAATGCAGTAGTAACACCTATTCCTTCCGGCGATAGTGATGGTGCATACAAAGATTTAAGTAAGAATATACAAGACAACATATTTGTCGGTCACCAAGTAAATAACCCAGCTCTTATGGGTGTTAGAGTTCCTGGCGAATTAGGTAATACAAATGACCTTACTAAAGATTTGGCAAGATTTCAAGAACAGCAAATTTCACCAAGGCAGAAAATAATTGAAGATGCCTATACAAAGATACTAAGTGCTAAAGGCATCAATGATAAATTAAAGCTACAAAGGTTTACAATTGATGTAAAGGTTGACATATCAGTTGGTGACTTGCTTTCAATATTAACATCGGCTTGTCCTGATGAGCAAAAGATACAAATAATGGTAGCTATCGGTTATTCAGAGAAAGAAGCTACAAAACTTGTAAAAAGCGGACAAAAACCGCCACAAAATGATCCTACACAGAATGGCTAATTACATAACCTTTATAGACACTGAATATTTATTTGATGAATGTGGCTTTGATAAGAACATTGACCCTAAGATTTTAGAACCAATTATAATCAAAGTGCAAGATGTTTTCATTGAACCTGTATTAGGCACTACTCTATTTCAAAAGTTAATGGATGATGTGGCTACTGATACGCTTGCTAATCAGTATAAGACGCTTTTAGAGGATTATATAATGAAAGCCATGGCATCGTGGGTGGAAGTTTATTCAAAAACCAAATTGAATTACAGACCTACTAATAAGAACGTAGCTAAAAAGAGTTCTGAATATTCACAAGCTAGTGACATGGAAGAAATAGATTCTCTTAAAGCCGAGGATAGGCATTTTGCCGAAACATATACTAGTAGGATAACTAAATATATACACGATAACATTACCCTTTTTCCTGAACACTATGATTACTCACACTTAGTAACTGTACCGCCAATTAATAATCACTTTATCGGTGGTATGTATATCGGTGGTAAAAGATATTGGGACAATAACGATTTAAGATATGTCAGATAAGAAGAAAACGAGAGGCATTAATAAAGCTAATGAGGCAAAGATTTTGGCTTTAGTAAGTCAAGAACAAAAAATAAATAAACAAAGTGAAACAAGCGTTCAACTGGATACTAAACCATCTTAGCGAAGTATCAATTGCCGTAGTGGCATTAATACTACCTATCAAACCACTATTAGGCTGGATGATGGCCCTAATACTAATTGATTTAATGACAGGTATATGGGCTGCCTACAAAAGGGGTGAAAAGATTACATCTAAAGGATTAAGACGTACACCTATAAAGCTGGGTGGGTATCTGATAGCAATTATTGCATCGGCAATTATACAGCTACCTATTTTCATTGGTGACTTAATACCGATTACAAGATGTGTAGCTACGTTCTTGGCAGTAGTAGAGTTAAAGAGTATAGGAGAAAATATTACCAGTTTAACGGGTGTTCCCATCGGTAACATTATAAAAGGGCTATTTAAGAATAAGGACGTTATTAAAGAGATTGCTGGGTCAGATGATACGAATACATCAGAAACAGAAACGGACGTCCCAAATAAGTCCTAAATAGCTAAAAAATGACTTTTGGGAACTAATATATAGTATGTGATGTGAATGATTAATTTTTATGAAAAAAGCCCCCAATTTGGGGGCTTTGCTGCTTTAAGTAGCTACTGACTAAATCACAGTCCATAAATCAACTGTATCAGTATTCTTTTTCTTCCATGTTTCTAATGCTTTTAAAAGCTTAGTCTTTGAAGCATCATCAGGTACAGTAATAACACCGTTATAACCTACCTTTTCTTTTGCAAATCTTGCACCCTTTACTGATGATGCAATGTCTTTAACCCAATTGCGCCAAAAGTGGTAAGTTGTCTTAGCTACTGCAATTGGTTCTGTTTTTGCTACTGGTGCTGCTTTCTTTGCTGCTGTCTTTTTGTTGTTTGTTGCTGTTGCCATATCATTTTGTTTTTGATAAGGCTAATGTCAGGAGGATATACCGCACGGCGGAATTTCCGTGATGGTTATTATTTATGGGAAAACAGGATATAGAGTATATCCCTAGTTTAGACCTATAATGTGGACAACTATGCTACTCCAAACACATCTCTATACAAACAAAAGCACCTTTTTTGTTTCTCAATTGTTTTCTTTAATAGTGATTTAACTTCTTTATTCGCTTTCAATAATTCTAAATCACTTTGTTTAAGTGGGTAAGTTTTTGCCAGCTTAATATCTAACTTGGTTTCTAACTTGTTTACTTTACCATAGCTTTTATCAAGGGTCTTTTTATTGTATTTCCTTTCATTCCAATCTACATTCTCTAAATAGTCTAGTTCTGATAGGTTGAAAATATAAGTTCCCTGTGGTGTAGTGTTGATGTATAGTATTGATGCCCCAGTTCCTACGGAAACTGCTTTTAAGTCTTTATACTTAATTTTCTCTAGCATCAAATCATCATAGTGTGTGTTTCTGATTTTCATTTCTATTACATAGCTCTTTCGCATTGAATGGGTTTCTTTGTCAAATAGCATTACATAGGCATCATAAACATCTTGGCTTTCGGCTGCTGTGAAATAATATTCAATATTGTATTTGGCTTTATTAAAAATGCCATTAATTATATTATCTAATAAAACACGTTCATCCTTTGATTGGTTAATAAAATACTGCTGCATACAATATCTATTAACCTATAAATGTTAAATCTTGAATTACTGGATTGTTTATCTATAAAACGGTTCTACCTTTGATGCCCACAAAAATATTTTAGTTATGACTTGGCAAGAAAAATTTACAGAATTACAGAAAGCATTTATTGAGAAAGGCAACGTTTATATCCCATTAGAAAAGGAGATAACTAGCGTTAAAGGCTTTGGTGATATGGATGAATTGAGCGCCTATTACAAAGCAAAAAAGGAATGGCAGTTAGCAGGTAACCAGTACAACGATTTTTTATCAAGAATACACGGTAAAAATATTGACCCAAATGGTGAATATAACCCAGCTATCTTGTTAAACTAA